ACGTCACCGTTCAGGCTGTCAATTTGCGACTTCAGCAAATGGGCATTAAGCGTGCGCCTTTCCGGACTGTGGCAAAGGAAATACTCGAAGCCGCGTGGCCTTCGATAGAGACACGACGGGGTGAATTCATTCACCTGAATCGTGCGCGTGATCTCTATGCATTCCTGCGTCGGCAACTCGGAGACCCTGCGCTCACTAAAAATCAGCGCACTGCCGCAGAACGATTCGATCGTCTGATCAGGTCGCAGAATGCCGTTATGGACCTCCAGCCTGACGCCCCAGGCGGACCGTGGGTTCTCCTGCCTCGCAAGCCCTCAGACGGGCGTATGGTCATCCGCTGGCCCGAGGGCCGCGATCTGCCCAAGGGGGAGCTTCGGGCCGCACTGGACCTCCCGGACGAGCCCGAGGATTAGACTTCGTCCAACTCCCCGCGCGTAGATTGACTTGGACCTCCCACACCGAAGGTGGCGGGAGGTTTTTTCATGTCCGAAGGCCCGTTCGGCATTACCGTACGGGCGTTGTTGCATCTTGTACTTTTAAACTTCCTTGACTGATCACGCACTGTAGTCACAAGCGGAAGCTACTCATCCGTAGGTGTCCGTACTGCCCGATTGGTGCCAACCTTGATCGCCCAGTGTCACAGTTTCAAGATCAGTAAGACGGTTGTATGTGACACCGAACACGTTTTGGTGTCTCACCTGCGGAAACTCGGGGTTTTAACGCGTTCCTAACCTTGCTACGTTGATTCACAGGAGCTTCACAACGGCTCCCTACACGTGACGGACAGGACCCCCGCAGGGGGTTGGGGCTTGGGGAGCGTTATGACGCTTGAGCTGGGAGTCGAGGACTCTGGTGCGATCCCGAAGGCGGTCCTGGGTAGCCAAATACCTCATGTGCGCGACAAGGAAGATGTGCCGCATGAACACGCCATCCCGGACTTCTACGGACTCCAGCGCGGTTCCACTCTCAGTGAGTTCGTGGCAGCCGTAGAGAGGGAGCAGGCTCTCCGCAAGGAGCTGCGCGACCTGATCGCCACGTGCACGGACATGGGCTGCATGGAGGACGACGAAGCGTTCGGACTTCTGCTCCTTCACACGCAGGCCAAGCCTGCTGGAGCGTCTAGCTATGTAGTCGAGTACCTGGACGTGATCATGTCCGATCAGATGGGCGAGGAGGGTCACACCCGTCTCACGAGCATCCGCGACCGGTTGGTGGCGGCCGGGAACGCCATCGATGTGGAGCGACTGAGCTTCGATCGACCCCACCCCGAACTCGACGGCAGTAGTTCATTCAAGATCATTCGATTTGCGAGGCGCATTTGAGCATTGAGACGCAGCCGAGAAGTGTCAGTCAGGTAGAGCAGTACGAGAAGTGTGCATGGCGCTTCTACCTCCAGCGGGTAGAGCGCGTGGTCCCCAGGCCCGCGGCTTGGAGCCACCACGGGACGGCCTTTCACAGCGCCGCTGAGGCGTTCGAGAGGTCGTCTCGTGCGTTGGGGGCCGAAGAGGTCGCAGAGGTCTTCCACGACGAGTACACGGCCTTGACGAACGAGGCTCTGGAGAAGGAGCCCAACACTGACGTGTGGCTGGCTGCGGGCCGCTACACGGGCGGAGAGGACATCGAGCGCCGCTACTTCCTGGGGCTGGAGCACACGCGGGCCTACGTCGAGTGGAGCCTGAACAACGAGCCAGCCATCTGGAAGCAGCCGGACGGGACGCCGGCACTGGAGCTGTCCTTCATGGTCGAGCTGGGCGGCATCAAGGTGCGCGGCTTCATCGACCAGGCCCTCAATGAGGGTGAGGGGACTGTGAGGGTCCGGGACCTCAAGACAGGCAGCATGAAGAGCAAGTTTCAGTTGCAGTCGTACTCCGTGGCGATGCGGCAGCAGTGGGGCGTGAACGTCGAGCTGGCTGACTGGTACCTCGCCAAGACGGGCAAGCTGTCCCGGCCGGTGAAGGTGTCCGAGGTATCTGAGGACGAGATCGGGCAGCGGTATGCCGACATGGACGCCCAGGTGAAGGCCGGCAACTTCCCGGCGAACCCTGGATTCGACTGCCGGTTCTGCGACGTGTCGCACGCGTGCATATTTTTTTCGGACAGAACTTGAAACTGCGACGCGGGCCCTGTATCTATGGAAGTAGGGAAAGGAGCACGACATCAATAGCTGGCACCACGCAGTTTCAGCGGCCCGCAAATGGGGCGGCGAACCTGAGTTGTACTTGCCGATAGAAGAGTTCATCGACTCCTCGAAGAAGATCCTGGGCGATGTCCGCCACCGGTCCATCTATCACCACACGGAAGGCGTGTGGCTGGTACAGCGCATCTTCGGAAACACGATTGACGTGCCGAAGGGCGATCGGATTGTGAAGGTGCCGACTCGGCTGATTGCTGAGCGGCACATTCTTGAAGACCTGGGCTGGCTCCCTTCGCCGGCCGACTACATCAAGGGAATGCCTGTCGAGGGCTGGATGTCCGGCTCTAAGCGTAAGGAAGTCCCCTTGGCCACCCTTCTCCTCAGCCAGCCTGGAGCCGCTGAATGACCAACCTTGTGAAGTCGAACTTTCTCGGTATGCCTGTCTCGGGTGAGCTGCGCGAGGGCTCCTCTCGCGTGGACCAGAAGCCCGTTGAGGACCTGGCCCCGCTCCTTCAAGCCCTCCTGAACGACCCGACCATCACTGAGTTCGGGTGGACCCAGTACACGCCCTATTTCAACGATGGCGATGTCTGTGAGTTCAGCGTCGGTGAGATCTGGGTTCGCACTACTGAAGAGGTGGACAACGATGATCACGAGTACGACGACTACGACCTCTCCCTCTGGGGCCATCCGACCCTCGGGCGGATGAACTACGAGTACCGCGGGGAGTGGCCTGACCGTGAGTACGTCGAGAAGGACTACGAGGGGCCGGACGAGGCCCGCTATCGCCGCGTGAAGGCCCTCAACGAGGCCATCACCAGCGGGCAATACGAGTCGGCCCTTCTCAACGCCTTCGGGGATCACGCCCTGGTGACCGTCCGGAAGGACGGCATCGAGGTTGAGTTCTACGAGCACGACTAAGGAGAACCCCCATCTACAGCCTTCCACAGTCGGTGTTGGTCAAGGGAGCGGCAGGGGAACCGCTCCCTTCTCCATTTGTGGGCCTGGCTCGTCATGAGGTCGAGTTCCGGCGCGGTGAGTTCTCGCTCGTCGCTGCCGGACCCGGCACAGGCAAGTCACTGTTCGCCCTGAACCTGGCGCTGTACGGGAACATCCCGGTGATGTACTACAGCGCCGACAGCAACGCCGCTACCCAGCTCACCAGGGCCACGGCCATCCTCACGGGCGACAACGTGAGGGACGTGAAGAGCCGGCTCCTGAAGGACGAGTTCGGGGAGTACCTGAAGTACCTCGCGAAGCGGTGGTGGATCAGGTTCAACTACGAGGCTCGACCCACGCTCATGACGATTGAGCGTGACCTCAAGGCATACCGCGAAGTGTTCGGCATATTCCCGCACTTGATCGTGGTGGACAACATCACCAACGTGGCCGGCGACGCCGCGAACGACAGCGCGGAGTCCTTCACCTTCGGCTTGGAAGCCATGTGCGAGTACATGTCTGACATGGCTCGGGTCACCGGCGCCCATGTCCTGTCCCTGCACCACGTAACGGGCGAGTACTCCGATGGTCTCCAGCCCATCCCGCTCTCGGGCGTGAAGGGCAAGATCGGCCGTGTCCCGAATGTGATTCTGACGATCCATAAGGAAATCGACGGCATGGACGGGAGAATCCTCCACGTCTCCCCGGTCAAGAACCGGGAAGGTTTCGAGGACTCATCTGGACAAACCTTCTCGTCCTACGAGTTCAACAAGGTGAACATGCAGCTCACGGACGTGGCAGGCGGCCTCTAAGTAATCTACGTCACACGGAATCGAGGCTTCCGAAACTTGAAACTGCGACGCCCGCGATCTATGTTGGTAATAGGGAAAGGGGAGGGGAAATGAACCGAACTTGCGGATACGACCTCAAGCGCGAAATCGTGGATGTTCTTCTCAATGAGAACCCGCAGATCTCGGGCAATCAGATTCAGAAGGCCGGTGGGGGTGTAGTCGCTCTCGTTCTCACGGTTGAGAATGCGAAGCGAATGCGGGTCTACCGTCTGGCGAAGGAACTGAAGTTCCACACTCGCTACAGCGCCGCTCAGGTCGTCGCAGTGTCGATGCCGACCGAATCCGGGCCGGCATGGGAAGTCCTCCCCCTATCTCATCTCCAGAGCCTTGCCGATGAGGCTGTCTCCCTCAAGAACCAGCTCAAGCTTGAGGCGGCTCTGAGGCCGCGTGTCTAAACCTCGTGCCGGATACCGGCAGTGCACGCGATGTCAGAAAAACCGTGCGGAGAAGTTCTTCACCCCGAAGGGTCGGGTGTGCTCGACCTGTAGGAAGTCGACTCGAAGGGCTGCATCACACGAATCCCGTGTGACCAACACCTACGGTCTAGCGGCTGGGGAATATCAGGCCCTCTTCGAGTACCAAGGCAAGGTCTGTGCCATCTGCACGGAGCCGAGGCGATACCGGCTCGACGTAGACCACGACCACAAAACCGGCCTCGTACGCGGACTCACCTGCCGGGCCTGTAACCGGAAGATCCTCCCGTACGCCAAGGACAATCCCGCAATTCTGCGCAATGCAGCCGCTTACCTAGAAGACCCTCCAGCGTCCCGATTGCTTGGGCCGCGGTACCACGTGGATAACCGAGAGGCAGACGATGTCTGAGGCGAGCATCAAGTTCGACTACCGCAAGTGGCGTGGTGAGAAGGAATACATGGGCTGCGCGAACCGCCAGTACAACTTTCCCGTTCACGTGAGGCGGATCGGTGACCAGCCGGCAACCGCAAGCGGTCGTTAGGCCGCCAATTGCTGAGGTGCTGAAGCACTACTACTCAATAGACGTGAAAGAGCGGGCAGGGTGGTCCAAGATCCCCTGCCCGCTTCACGTGGACGAGAATCCCAGCGCCTCAGTGAACACAGAGAAGCAGCGATGGAACTGTTTCGTCTGCGATGTCTCTGAAGACTCGATAGACGTTGTAATGCGAGAGGAAGGACTTGGCTTCCGAAAAGCTCAGCTCTGGGCACATGAACGGTTCGGTGGAGGCGGCTCGGACGTACTTCCAGCAGTTCAAGGGGAGTCCGGCCGAGGAGTACATCAAGGCTCGCGGCCTGGGAGACGTGGCCGAGAAGTTCCGCCTCGGATACGTCGGTTCGGCGCTGACTGGTCATGAGCAGCGAACGGGAATGCTGGTTCTCCCGTATCTGCGGCCGGCAGGCGGACCCCATGGCGTCGCCACCGTGCGATTCAGGTGTATCGCTGACGAATGCGTGAAGGACGAGGCAGGTAACTACTTCGCCCCCACCCGCAAGGAAAACCACGACAGTCACAAGAAGTGGTACGGGAAGTACTGGGGTCTCCCCGGTGACGCGCCCCGGCTCTTCAACACGACGGCTCTCATCACCGAAACCCCGTTCATCGTCGTCACCGAAGGCGAGTTCGACGCAGCGGTCTGGGAATCCGTTGGGGTGCCGGCCATCGCCTATCAGGGCACCGGCGCATGGCGAGACCACTTCATCCCGCCCCTGATCGGATTCGAGACCGTTTACGTGATCGCTGACGGAGACGAGCCGGGAATCAAGGCGGCCGAGAAGCTTGCCGCCCTTCTCCCCAATGCCAAGGTCATCGTCTTCACCGATGGCCACGACACCAATTCATTCCTTCATGAGTACGGGGCTGCTGCCCTGCGAGAAAGGATCGGCCTGTGAAGTCGAAGTGGAAGCCCGGAACGCGAGTCCGGGTGAAGGCCACCCTGAAGGACGGGACGGCCGGCCTCACGGGAACGGTCGAGGCCGTGAACTATGCCCAGGTCGAGGAGGCCACCTCGGTTCTTCTGGACAACCCTGACGGCGGATTCGATGCCCTGGGCGCGTTCTTCGAGGATGACGAGCTGGAGGCCGAGTGAGCTTCGAGCTTGGGCAGATCGTCTCCATCTCCCGCCCCTCCACGATCTACACGCGGCAGTTCAAGGGCGAGCGGGCTGTCATCACGAACCTCCACGAGGGCGACCCCTTCCCCTACGAGGTGACGTTCGCGAGTGGTATCTCCCTCGCCTTTGCCGGGGACGAGCTGTCGTCACTGGGCGGCGACGAGAAGCCGGACGACGAGGTGAATCACCCGTCGCATTACACCTGGCTCCCCAACGGCGTCGAGGTCATCGACATCACGGAGCTTTTCAACTTCACCCTTGGCAACGCGCTGAAGTACATCATGCGCGCCGGCCACAAGCACGACGAGCCGCTTACGGACCTGCGTAAGGCGGCCTGGTACATCAACCGCGAGATAGAGCGTCTGGAGAATGCGTGAAGCGCGTTGTAGTCATATCCGACGTTCAGGCGCCTTTCGAGGACAAGAGGGCTCTCAAGAACGTCATCCAGTTCATCGGGGAGTATCAGCCGGACGAGGTTATCCAGATCGGGGACCTGGTGGACCACCCGGCCCCGTCCC